CTATACTTACTTGCGAGTATTTCATCTTGAAAAACTCATCTATAAGAGCTATCTTGAACTGTTTTACTACTTGCGTGTTTTTCAAAAATGTTATAAATAGATAAGATTGTTGTTCGTTTAGATAGTAGAGTTTCTTTGGTCGTCCATTTGTTTTAATCGTATCGAAAATTAATAAACCAAATTTTTCTAAGTCTGTTTTATATTTAACGATTAAATCTTGAATTGATTTTTCATCATTCTTGGACATCTTAGATAAGCTTCTTTGCGAAGCAACTGGGATACCATTTTTCTTTATTACTAATTCATTCATAAGTCAATCCTTTTAAATTGAAAAGATATTGAAATTATAATGAATTATAAATGATAAGTCAAGTCTTTTTCAATCTTTTTAGAATGACTTAGTAATAATATGCAAATACTTTAGCGATTTAAAATCGCTAAAGCCTATTCTTTGGTTTCTTTGACAAACATAAACATAATGTATTGGTTTAAACTTACACCAGCTAGTTCTGCTTTTTTTTCTAATTTTTCCTTGAGTTCGTTAGGAATTTTAACTTGAAGGTTGTAACTTCCTGAACTTTTCTTCTCTTCTGCCACAATATCCCCTTTATTTGTTTTATTGTTTATTATATCATATCAGACTAAGATAAACCTCTAAAATCGCTATAGACCTCATAGCACTCCAAAAACTTCTTTTCGCTCATGAAGTCTCGGATGCCGTCTATGTTGAAGTGGGCAAAGCCGTCTTTGAACTCAACACATGTTGCTATCTTGTTTGTCTTTTTGTTTCTATATGCTTGTTTCATTTTATAATCTCCTGTTTTATTGAAAAGAGCAACAAACCTTTACATGTAAACGCACTCTGTACTTTAAAGTTAGTATTGAGGGTGTTTTAGTTGTGGTTTTTGCTATGTTTTCTATGGCACTAAGTGCATCTTTGATGGTAACTTGTGGCTTGTTTTTTAGCATCAAGTCGATCGTGTTTTCTTCTAGTGTTGGGCTCATCTGTAACTCCTTTAGACGATGCACATGCAAAAGTAAGGTATCTATGCAAAAAGGAGCCGCTTGGCATCGCGGGCGTTGTTTGCATGTACATCTTCTAAAGAAGTTCACTGTGGAGTTGTGGTATAATGTTTCAGGACGAAAAAAAACAACAACTCCAAACTAAACTAATCAAAAGCCTAAGAAGTAGGCACTAGAGGAGTTACAGCTCCTCTACATGTCAAACAACCATAAGGTCATCACTGCCAAAAATATCATCATCTCGTAGCTCATATCATCCCTTTTTTTTGAAACACACTAAACCTCTACATGTAAAGATTTACTCTATCTCAAGCATGATACTTTGAAGGGTGAGGTATCAGCTCACTAGACCTACGATGAGGACTCACGATTTTTAACACTGAAACTATGACCTTTTTTGAAGTCATGTTGAAATGATACTATTTGTAACTTTAAACTTTTATTAAATTTGATACTATTTGTAACTTTATTTAAAATAAGTTGTTTGCATGTAGAGTGAGAAGTTGATTTTTTTTGAAGTAGGGGAAATTTTGGACATAAAAAAAACCCTCAAACTGAACGAGTCAGATGAGGGTTAGAGAAACTATTTTAAGAGTCTGTTAATCACCTTTCTCAGTTTATCTTTGTGTTTATAGATGTCTTCTATATTCTCCAATAGGATTTTGTCTTCTTTTTTGTCTTCTATGTGAATGCCAATATATTTATTTGCTTTTGAGTTAAAATGCAAACGACAAATCCATTTTCTATTGTTGTTATCCAGAAGAACTCCAAAATAGCTTTTTGTATCTCTTGCTGTAACTCTCTCTAGAGGCAACACTTCTGCTAGTATTGATTTGACTATAAAAAAGCCTTCAAGCTCCTCTTGAGTAGTAATTATTCCATTATCATTTTCATCTGTTTCTGTTGTTTTCTCAGAATCAATGCTATTGTTCTCTTCTGCTAGTTTTGTCTTTATAGAATTTATTCTGTCGTTTACTAAGTCATTTACTATTTCACTAAAAGCCTGTTTAGTGTAGATTTTAAATTCATCTATTATATTTTGCCTCATTGCTTTGTCGGTTAGTTGAGAGCCAAAAAACCTAGCCATCTCGTCACTTGGAGCAGCTGCTTCCTTTTTGAAAATATCTTTGATTCCATTTACATATTTTTTATTTCCAGCCATTTCTAAGATATTGTCTATATCTAAAGATTCACTAGAAAATTTTTCAAGTTGTTTTATTGTTCTTTCTTTTAGATTCAAAATATCTATAACTAAAAATGGAGTCTGGTCCATAACATTAGGCTTTTCGATATCTGAATAAAATCTATACTCTATTCCGTTTGTTAAAATTGCAAACTTACAATCAGTGACGGTAAAGTATCTTTCTAGCTGAGTCTTGTGTCTATCTAGTGACTCTGTATGTGGCTTAGCTTCAATGAGAATTAGAGGTTTTTCTTCTTTCAATATAGCATAGTCTACTTTTTCACCTTTTTTTCGCCCTATATCTGCTGTATACTCAGGGACAACCACTGTTGGGTCAAATATATCATATCCTAATGCACTTAGCATAGGCAATATAAAAGAGGTTTTAGTTGCCTCCTCTGTTGAAACCTTATCTTTGAGAGTTCTTATTCTTTGAGCTATATTTTCAATAGCAACTTTGAAATCCATATTTTCTCCTTTTATTAAGCTTTGCCTATCAATTTTAATCTACTAAGTCTATTGTTAAATTTCAATTTATTTACTGCTACTACTTTGCTGATTTTTAGTTCGTTTGCTATGTCGTCGTCTAGTCTTATGGTTTTTGTTTTGAAGTTTTCACTTGGGTTGTAGGGTATGAACTGGACTATGTTGACCTCTTCATCAAAAAAGTAGACCTTTATGGCACTCTCTCCAAAAAGCTTGTAGTGAACCATGTCGCCGTTTTTGGGCTCTATGTCTGGGTTGCAGATGATCTCATCGCCGTCCTCTATCTCTGGTGCCATACTGTCACCGTTGGCTACTACACAATAGAGTGAGTTTTCGTAATGCTCTCCACCATAGAGTGCAAAACCACCTAAGTCTTGTAGGTGGTTGCTCTCAGCTCCTCCACAAGATGCAGTGCCTGTGATGGGTATTTTTTTTACTTCTTTTTTTATGTCGTCAAAGAGTAAGTCCGCATCTATTTTTAAAAAATCTAAAATTTTTTTAACTTGTTTTGGGTTTGGATTTCTTAAATCATTAGTCCAATGTGTTACTAGTCCTCTTGAAACACCAACATATTTAGCTAAGTCTTTAGCAATTATATTTTTTTCTTTAAGAATATTTTTTAATTTTTGTCCAAAACTCATTTTTTCCCTTTATTTGATACTTATTGTATCAATATTTAAGTTACATTTGGTATCTCTTAATAAAAGTTTAAAGTTACAAATAGTATCATTTCAGTATGAAAAAAGAAAACTTAAAGCAAATATTAAACAAATATTATTCACTGCCTATGGTAAGAGCCCTCATGAGGGGCTTTAGAACACCACAACTAAAAACAGCAATAGAACTAGAAGAGCAGCATAACATCCCAGTTTGTGCATGGAAAGACATAAAATCCTTCATCTCTAGTGAAAATTCTACAACAAACAGCACTAAAACTACAAATATTAAAAAAATACAAAAGGTATCATCATGAAAGACTACATGCACAACAAACAACCAAAAGACCCAAGACTATGTAAAATTTTACGCAAAGCTATAACACTCGATAGAAAACGCAACGGTTTTGAGTGGGAAGACATAGCAAATGAGCTAGGTCTAAATGGCGGAACTTTAGAAAACAAACTAAAGCCAAGCTACGACAACGGCGACATAACTCTAAGCGAGTTTACTCACTTCATGGAGATGAGTGCAGACTACACAGCACTAGAGTACATAGCAAACAAGTTTGACCTGGTACTTTTGAAAAAAACAGAAGCCAAACCAACCACGCTAGATCTAAACATCTTGGTAGATGCATCAAGCATAGCTCAAAGCGATGTGTTTAAAGAGGTCAAAACAGACCTAGCAGATGGAGTCATAGACAAAACCGAGCAAGAAGAGATACTAAAACGCATAGATGAAGCTCAAAAAACTCTAGCAAACCTCAAAAAAAGCATAGAAGATGTCAGTAAAAACGATACTTTTACAGATTGAAGCAGTAAAAAATGCAGATATGACTACGAGTGACAAGATAAAACTCATAGTAGTTCTAAGAAAAAAGCTAAAGGAGATAACATGAGCAAGATATTAAAAGGCAGCGAAAACTTTAGGGTTATGAACCACTTTTTGAACATTGGTCAGCTTGCTGCTGCTGAAGCTTGTGTGATTGGGGTGTCGAACAACCTCAAATCAAGAGTTTCAGCACTCAAAAGCAAAGGCTTTGACATAGAGTCCAAAAGAGTGCCTAAAAAAGCCTATCATATCTATAGTATACCTTGTGAAAAGATAGAAGAAAACCGCCGTAAACTCTCTGAGATGTTGCATGGAAAATAACAACATAAACATAGAAAGGGCAGTGCTAAGCTCGTTTCTTAGTGCTCCTGCTATGTTTGAGCTTTCACTTGGGAAACTAGACCCTAGCGACTTCTACCTGCCAGCTCATCGCTACATGTATGAGGCCATGCTTGAGTTAGATGCAAAAGATAGCCCACTTGATGATGAACTGCTTAGAGTGGAGCTTTTGAAGCAAAACAGATGGGATGAGAGTGCGATGTTAGAAGTCTTAGCAACAAACCCACTGCCGTCATGCGATAGCTACATAGAACAGCTAAGAGAGTACAGGCAAACAAGAGAACTCCAAGACCTCTCAAACGAGATAAGAAAGATGAACTCGCAAGGCGACGAAATCCACGACATAGTAGGCTATGTAAGCCAAACCATAGACAACATAACAGACCAGAGTTCTACCGCTAAAAACAAAGACATAAGCAAGATAGTAGATGACTTTGAAGAGGACTTTAAGAGTGCTCAAAAGCTAGGCGATTTTGTAGGCATAAAAAGTGGCATTAAAAATCTAGATAGCATCATAGGTGCATTTACTCCTGGTACTTTAGTTGTAGTCGCTGCACGACCAAGCATGGGAAAAACTAGCTTTGCAACTACGCTTACAAACTACGCAGACTCTCAAAGCGTTGGTGTACTGTTTGACAGCATGGAGATGGAGGCTAAAGATATACTTAGAAGACTCCACGCACACAAAAGCAACGAATCACTAAGCGACATCAAGCGAGGACTCATAAAGGACCCACAAAGAGCCAAGGATTCACTTCAAAAGCTAAGAAGTAGCAAAAACATCATAATCCACGACCAAACTTATCTGAACATACACCAGCTCATAGCAAAAGCCTCGGCGGTGTTTCGTAAAAACAAGCATGTTAAGTATTGGTTTGTAGATCATCTTAGATTCATCAAAAAAGAGGGTAAAAACATACCTCAAGAGATGAGTGAAATTACAAAGCTGATTAAGAAAACGGCAAAAGAGCACGGCGTAACTGCCTTTGTACTCTCTCAGCTAAACCGAGAGAACGAAAAAAACGCCACAAACAAAAGACCAATGCTAAGCCACCTAAGAGAGAGTGGAGTAGTAGAAGAGGACGCAGACATAGTCTTGGCACTGCATAGACCAAGCTACTACGACAGAAGTGACCCAAGCATACCAGAAGAGCCCATCAACGAGGCTGAAATACTAATACTAAAAAACAGAGACGGTGCCAGCGGATGTGCAAAATGCCACTTCGATGGACCCCACGCAAGCTTCATAAATGAAACCCTTCCAAGTGTAGTGTACTATGATGAAAAGCCTGTGCATATGGGGTTAGTGTTGTGAGTGCTAAAGATATAATTTTGAAAAGGACGGCATGAAAATGGCAACTAGATTTATAACTGTGAGCATAGAAATAATGCACGATAAAAATTTGAACGCAAACCAAAAATTTCTTTTAGCAGAGATTGAGCAATTGACAGATTTAGAAAAAGGTTGTTTTGCAAGCAATCAACACTTTGCAGAGTTGGTTGGAATAACAAAAGAAAATGTCTCTAAGAACCTTTCTGGTCTTGAAAAAATGGGCTATATAAAGACTGAAATTAAAAAAGGAACACGCAACAATGTTAGGCAAATAAGCCTTATCGATTCGACAAGACCCCCTTATCAAATCGATAAGACCCCCTTATCGAATCGACAAGAGTCTAAAGAGAATATACAGACTAATATACAAACTAATAAGAAAAACAAGCAAAAAGAAATCGCTTGCTCTAGTGACGCAAAGCAAATAGCTGATTATCTTTTAGCAAATATTAGAAAAGAAAAACCAAACTTTGTAATAAAAGATTTTAAAGGCTGGGTAAGAGATATTGATCTAGCTATGAGAAAAGACAAAAGAAGTGTAACAGAACTAAAAGCTTGCATCGACTGGATATACAACTCAAAGCAAGGAGCTTTTTGGATACCAAACATACTCAGCGGTAAAAAGCTAAGAGAAAAGTTTGACACCATGGAATCACAAATGACAACAAGAACCAAAGGCAGACTCTACGAGCAGATACAAAGCTCAGGATTAAGTGCAAATGAAATCATAGACGAGCAAATACGAAGAGAGATGGAGCAACAAAGATGAGTGAAGTGCAAAAGAAATTCACCGAGGCAATCAACACAATGTTCAACTTTGATAACAATATTTTTATTGTAGCTACAGTCGAGACAATACTAAGAGAAGTTAAAGCTGAGGATTACAAAGCGGTCATTATGCACTTAGCTAAAAGAAATTCAGAGTTTGAAACCTCACTAAACAGTTTAGCAAAAGGAATTGATGAGTTTTACAAAGCCAAAAGAGAAAAGCTACTCGACTATGCAAGAGACCACGCCATGGACATTGACTTAGTCATCATGCGTTTAGTTGAGCAAGAGGGCAAAGATAAAACAATAAATCTTTTTAGACCAGGAAGATTCTTTAAGGCAAATAATAAACTCATCGAAGTTACACATCAAGATGCCCAAATCATAATCGAACACGGTGGACTTAACCACTTGCTCGAGGAAAGAAAGCACATCGGAGGCATACTATACAGATGCATCTCAAAAAGCACAGACAAAAGCTCTAACGAGCCACTGTTGTTGGGAAACTAGGAGAGTAAAATATTATGATTGTGAAAAGAATATGCCCTATCCACGGATTATACACAAAGCCAAAAGGTGAAAAAACTGGTTGTCCTACATGTAGACAAGCAAAAGTGAAAGAGTATGACACTCACGATAGAAACAAAGAAAACGATAAATTTTATCACAGTCGAGAATGGAAAAGAGCAAGAGGTTTACAACTTTCTAAATTTCCATTGTGCAAAGAGTGCTTGTATCCAGCTGAGATAGTAGATCACATAGTGGAAATTAAAGACGGTGGAAGCAAGCTAAGCTCCAGCAATCTTCAAAGCTTATGTAGAAGTTGTCATAATATTAAAACATTTAGAGAAAAAAACAAAAGGGAGGGGGCAGGCAAAATGCTACCAGACACACAGAGCCACACCGCCCCCCAAGGTAAATTTTTACAAACTCCTATACGAGGGGGTAGGGTTAAATGATAGACTGGGAATCCATCAAAGCTGATGTCGAGGGTAGTTCTGCCTCTGTGCGTTCCATAGCTAAGAAACATGGAGTTAGTCACACCACAATCAATAAAAAAATCAAAAATAAAGAATTTAAGCGATATGTTCCCTCTGTGTCTGCTTCCAGAAAAAATATGGAAAATGTAAACCCTTGTGAGCCAATACTGGGACAGATTGCACTAAGAAAAATAGAAGAGCTAAAAAAAGAACTTGGGAAAAATTATAGTAATGTTGACGAGCCGTTGATTGTTATGTATTCAAAATCTTATGAAAGATACATAGAGTTAGAGATGAAAATAGCAGTAGAAGGAGTTACTACAGTCTCTATGAAGACTGGAGCAACATACATCAACCCTACTTTTAATGCTCTTCAAATGACTCAAAAAACACTAGTAACAATAGCAAATCAGCTTGGCTTATCGATGATAAGTAGAAAAAATCTAGGATTAAAATTAGGAAATAATAAGCGAGACGAACCAAGTATATTTGATTTTGTGGACGATATTAACAAAAATATGGATGCTATAGATGTCTGATAAGCCTTACTATGAAAAAACATTTGACAGACATAAACAAGATTTAGAAGATGTAGCAAAAGGTAAAAAAAAGAATCTACGCTTTAATAAAAAACTAGGATTGGCTTATATCTCTATTATTGAGCAGCTAAAACACTACAAAGGCGAGCTTGCAGGCAAAGCTATAAGGCTAGAAGATTGGCAAAAAAAGGCGATAGCCATAGCTTATGGCTGGGAGAAGTTAAATTCAAAAGGCAAATGGGTAAGGCGATTTAATATACAATTTTGGTTTATACCTCGTAAAAATGGAAAAACTATCTTAGCAAGTGGAACAAGTATAGCGGATAGCATCATAAGAAGTGAGCAGGGTGGTGAGGTTGTTTACTTTGCTACGAAAAGAGCACAGGCTAAGTTGGCATGGGAAGGGACAAGTAAAATGTTTTCATCTCATCCAGAGCTGAAGGAGTTTGTGAAAGAGGCTTATTCAAAGATGACTTTTTCTAAAAATGACACTTCGTTTTTTACGCTAGGTAGAGATAGCGACACGGAAGATGGTCTAAATATATCGATAGGTATAGCTGATGAACATCACGCACATCCAGATGACAAACTATGGGATGTTGTTAAGAGTTCTCAAGGTGCAAGAGTTCAGCCTCTTATGATTTCGATAACAACTGCTGGGTTCAACATAGAATCACCAGCATATAACCTCTACATGTATGCAAAGCAGATACTTGATGGGATGATTGAAGATGATAGCTTTTTTGCATTTGTCGCAGAAGCGGACAAAGAAGATGATCCTTTTGAGGAGAGTACCTGGATAAAAGCAAATCCAAACTATGGGGTTAGCGTGAGTCCCGATGAGTTCAAGCAAGCAGCTGATGAAGCAAAAGAAAGACCTGAAAAACTAAATAACTTTTTGGTTAAAAAGTTAAATTTATGGACAAATGCAGCACAAACATACCTGCCATATGACAAGTGGATGGCATGTGCAGATGACAATATACCCGTATTTAAAAACAATATCATAGGTCTTGACCTGTCTGTAGCTGATGATTTTAGTGCCAAGGTATCTGTGTATAAAAAAGATAATTTAATATACTTAAGACCACAATTTTATATACCTGGAGAAAGAGTCTTGGAGAGAGAAAGGGAACTCAAAATCCCACTGTCCACATGGGTGAGACAGGGTTATATTACTGCGACTCCTGGACCAACAATAGACTATGAATATATTAGTCGAGATATTGAGAAAGAGTTAGACAGGTGTGAAGCTTTTTGTTTTGATCCATACAAAGCAGCGGTTATTGTAAACAAACTAGAAAATGAGTATGGTTTTGATAGCTGTATTCCGATAAGACAGGGCTACTTAACACTTTCATCACCAACTAAATACTTTCTTGATTTGGTTAGAGAGTGCAAAGTGAGGCATCCAAACAACCCAGTGTTTAACTGGATGGTTAGCAACCTAGCTATCTTGACCGATGCGAGCGGTAACATTAAGCCAAACAAATCAAATCCAAACGCAAAAATAGATGGACCAGCAGCGTTTATTAATGTACTAGCATATTTAATATTGACAAAAAGTGAAGAAAAAAACCCATATCTATCGAGAGGACTAAGAAGTTTATGAGCAATTTTATAGAAACAAGAGAAGTAATAGAGCGTTTAAAGGACAGATTAAGTCATGAGGTAGATGGAAAAGTGTTTGACTGGCATGTTGCAGATGAGTTAAAGATACCATACAGCACACTTCGCATTAAAATTATGAAAGACAAAATGCCAGTTCGAGAGATAGTACTGTTTTGTTACAAGAGAAAAATAGACATAAAAAGCGTTATTTTCTAAATTTTGTTTATGTTTTGAAACAAAATCGCATGTTGTCTTAAAAAAGTGATATTGTTCGTTTATGAAAACTTTTATAAAAAATTTATTTGTTAAATCACTACCAACAGATGCAAAAGCAGAAGCTAACGAGTTAGGCATATTTGTTTCAAACTCATCTTCTGTCACGATTAACAATGCACAGAAGATAGCAACTGTTTTTTCATGTGTAAATATAAAAGCAAATGCTCTTGCAGTAATTCCCATCAACACACTTATAAAAACAAAAAAAGGCAAAGAAAAATACTACAGCAACTCTCTTTATGAAGTTTTAAGATATGCACCAAATGACACTCTTATATCAGCACTTTATAAAAAGATGATTTCACAAGATATAGACCTACGAGGCAATCACTACTCGCAAATCATAAGAGATGGGCTAGGAAATATAAAAGCTTTATACCCTCTCATTGCTGATAATATGAAAGTAGAATTTAACAAACAAAACAGAAAAGAATACACCTACAATAACAACAAAATAGCATCAAATAAAATCTTGCATATATACGACATACCAGACAAAGATGGTCTTAAGGGGCTTTCAAGAATAGAACAAGCAAAAGAGGCTTTAGAATTTACTAAAAATGCAAGTAGCTATGGCAACGATGTGTTTAAAAACGCAACGAGCCCATCTGGGGCATTTGAGATGGCAGGCGAACTTAGCGATGAGGCGTATAAACGACTTAAAAAAGATCTAAGAGAGAAATATACTGGGCTTAAAAATTCAGGAACTCCTCTACTTTTAGAGGGAGGCCTGACATTTAAACAACTTGCTTTGAAAAATAGTGATGCTGAGTGGCTTGCAAGTAGAAAATTTAACCGCGAAGAGGTTGCAGCAATATTTGGTGTTCCAGTAGCAATGCTAAATGATGCATCAAATACGGCTTATGGTAATTTAGAACAAAAGTATTTAGAATTTTACACTGGAACAGTTTTACCTCTTACGACTATCTTAGAGGAACAGTTCAGATTGTCGCTCTTGACAGAGCAACAGAAGAAATTCACTTCAATAAAATTCAAATATAACGCAATGCTTAGAGTAGATACTGCAACAAGAGCGAACTACTATCAAACTAGATTTAACACAGGCTCAATGACTCCAAACGAGATAAGAGCATACGAAGACGAAAACGGCTTTGATGGTGGAGACGAACACTACTTGCAACTAAACTTATCAACTGTTAAAAATTTAAACAAAGGAGACCAGCAAAATGGATGAAATCGTTATTGATGGTGTTATCGGTGGCTGGGATGTAGATGCTCAAGAAGTTGTAGCACAGATAAATCAAGCAAAAGGTGATATTTTAGTCAAGCTAAATTCAGTAGGAGGAAGTGTAATCGGTGGAATTACAATCTATAATGCTCTAAAAAATCATAAAAAAGGACTCGTTACTGTTGAGATAGGAGCTATTGCTGCAAGCATTGCAAGTTATATCGCTTTAGCTGGCGATAAAGTTATAGCAAACTCAAATTCAACTTATATGATACATTTAGCAAGCGTGCCAGCGTTTGGTAACTACATTGTCTTAAGAAAGGCAGCGGACATAAGCGAGGGGCTATCTAGCATAATTGCAAATACTTATGTAGCTAAAACAAAAATGGGAAAAAGCGATGTCCTAAGCCTCATGGAAAATGAGACATTTTACTATGGTAGCGAGATGAAAGAAGCTGGATTTGTTGATGAAATCATAGACATTGAGAGTACTGAACCAAAAGCAGAAGCACATGCCGTCGCTATGGAAGGCATAAAGGCTTGTAACAATGCTTTGGTGGAACACTCTGAAGAACTAGATTTTGAAGCAGTAGCAAAGCTCTTGCCAAAAGAAGCTGTTGAAACAAAAGAGGTGGTAGATTTGTCTGCTCAACAACATAAAGCTAGAGCTTTATATATTTTAGAAAAAGGTTTATAAAATGAATTTACAAGAGATGATTGAAGCTAGAGCTTCTAAACTAAATGAGATGAAGGCACTAAACGATGCAAATCCTGTGATGGATGAAACTATCCAAGCACAGTACGATGCTCTTCATTCAGAGTTTGAAAAACTAAGTCGTGATGTTGAAATAGCAAAAACAGAGGCAAAGCTCACAAGTGAAGTTGATAAACCCTTAAATGTTTTAGCAGCAAATAATATTGCAGCAGCATCTGCTGAATATACAGAAGCGTTTGACAATTATCTTGCAAGCTCAAATATCAATGAAGCAATGGCGGCAATGACTGAAGGAGTAGACGCAGATGGTGGCTTTACTGTTCCAGTGCAATATCAAAATACAGTCATACAAAAACTAAACGCTTTAAGTGCAACTCGTGCTATCTCAAGTGTAATGAGCACTTCAACTACAACAAACATTCCAACAGAAGGAGATGCACCAACATTTGCATGGATTGATGAAGAGGGAGCATATGGTGAAACAAAGTCAACATTTGGAAATGTAACTCTAAATGCTTGGAAGCTTGGAGGCATCATAAAAGTATCTCGTGAATTACTAGCAGATACTGCGATTAACTTTGAAGCTTATATGGCAGGGCAGATTGCAAAAGGAATTGATAAAGCAGAATCACCAGCATTTGCAGTAGGTGATGGGGTTAAAAAACCAACAGGCTATGTAACAAGTGCAATAGTAGGTGCAAGTTCAACAACAGCAGCAGTAGCAGCAGTAACATCTGATGAAATCATAGACATGTTTTATGACCTCCCAGAGCAATACCGCAAAAATGCTACTTGGAGAATGACAGATGGCACACTTAAAGCAATTGACAAACTAAAAGATGGCAATGGCAACTACCTCGTAACGACTTTTAGTGATGGCACTATGCCAAAAATCAAAGGTCGTCCAGTTGTTGTTGACAACTCAATGCCAGAGCTAGGAACAGGCAACAAATTTATTGTGCTTGGTGATTTCTCTTTTTATCAAATTGCAGACCGTGGAGCTATGACTATTCAAAGACTAAATGAGCTTTATGCTGGTACTGGCATGGTAGGCTTCCAAGTAACAGTGAGACTAGATGCAAAAACAACAATCCAAGAGGCATTTAACGCAGGCAAAAACGCATAAGGATAGATGATGAAACTTATCTTAAAACAACACTTAAGCGGTGCTGATGGTGTTTACGAAATCGGAGACTCAATAGAAGTCTCCGAAGAACAAGCAGTTGCATTTATCGAAAAAGATATTGCCGAATTTAAAACAAAAAAAGAGCACACTGCTTTTGAGAAAAAAATAGAAGAGATAAAAGTAAAAAAAGCAGAAGATGAAGCTAAGGTTAAAGCTATCATCGAGGAGAGTCGCATAAAAACAGAACTCAATGAGCTTTACTTAGCGGTTATCTTAAAAGAAGCAGAACTCAATGGAGAGGTTTTAAATGAAGAAGAAACGCTTGATGCAGTTGAGCTACTATCAAAAAGAGATGCAGTGGATAATAAAGAAGCAGGAAGTAACTAGATGAGATTAGTTCAAACAGTAGCCCCCTTACAAGAGCCTATAACACAAGCAGAAGCTAAAGACTTTTTAAGGGTTTTAGATAGTGACAGCGATAATCTTATATTGGCTTTAATTGTTGCAGTTCGTGAGCATGTAGAAAATATCACAAACAGACAACTAGAAGTGGCTACTTTTGAACTTTATTTAGACTATTTTCCCTCTAAATTGCCAAAAAACCCAATAAACTCGATTGAAAAAATTGAGTATATGGACGAGAGTGGAACTTATCAACTTTTAGACAGTAGTTTGTATTATCTTTATGTTGAAAATGGCATAGGTATGATTGAATACCTTTCAAAACCACTATTTAAAGATCATAAAGAATCAATAAAAATTACATTTACGAGCGGATATGATTTAACTCCAGAGCCAATCAAACAGTATATGAGAGTAAAAATATCAACTCTTTTTGAAAATAGAGAAGAGTTTGTTGTAGGAGCGTCTATATCTAGTTTTAATGATGGCTTTATAGAAAATTTACTTAACTCATACAAAGTAAGAAGCGTGTAATGAGAAGCGGCAATCTAAAAAACAAGGTTATTTTAGAACAAAAATCAGTTTTAACTGATACTTTAGGAGCAGAAAATACGACATGGAGTACTTTTAAAGAGTGCTATGCCAGCATTGAACCACTCAGGGGTCAAGAGCTATTTGTTTCTCAGCAGATTTATAACAAAGTCATGTGCCGTATTCGTCTACGATATACAGACGGCATTAAAACAGATATGAGAGTAAACCACAATGGGCATATTTTTGAGATAGAGTCAGTCGTAGATATAAGAGAAAAAAAACAAGAGCTACATTTGATGTGTAGTGAGGTTGTGTAATGGATTCTGTAACAGTAGAGATAAAA